ATATCCCATTCTTTTTGAATGACTGCACCAATGTTTTTATTAGCTAAATCTACATATCCAGTATAGCATTTCTCTAATTTTTCTAATGGTATTTTGTTTGCCCAGTTCCAAGAAGCATTGACTTCTATGACTGCACAAAATTCGTTTTTCATTAATTGAATATCTTGAAAATTATCCAAAGATACTGATTGAGATTGTAGCCATGATGTAGATAGTCCAAGCCACAATAACAACATACTTATCCATTTTTTCATAATCCATCCTATTTATTGTTCATGTTTAGTAGGGTTTCATTAATACTTCTTGTATCTTCTTTAATGTCATCTACTTTATCTTCTAATTTTTCTACTTTTTCTTCAGTATTTAAAATAGAATTACGAATCATCTGATCCTTAAGATCATATTCGGTTCTGCTAATTGGTGGTTCAGGTAATTGTTTTGCTTCTTCAATATCTGCTTGAAGATTAAACCATAACCCAACTACCATAAATATTGTTACACAAATACTGATAAGTGTTTCAATACTGAATGTAAATTTAGTTCCTTTGCCAAGTTCCACTTTAATATCTCCTTAATTTTAGTTTTGGTTTTTTTAGTTTTTGTTTTATGCTTTTCTTTTTCATTCCAAATAGTTTCTTTGGTATGTATGCAAAAGCTGTTGATTTTGTTACATTGCTCATAAGTTTAATTTTTCTGCTCTCCTTATAGCTGGTATAATGTGATCTACTACTGTTTCATCTACTAATGGTGCAGATATATTTATTGTGATGTTTCTATCATTAGCCCCTGGTGGTGCAGGTAAGGGAGTGAAATCGATTCTTTCCATACCACTCGCATTATCCCCTGCTACCACTCCACCACCTATTGGCAAGGTAGTTCTACCTTTTGTGATAATACTACCACCTGTTGCAAAAGAGGAAAATAAAGAATCGGTTACTTTACCTATCATTCCACCTGCCCCTGCAGCTACTGCAAGATTAATAGGGAATGGTAATGCTTTCATAATGCTTGAAATCAATCCTGCTTGTGCTTCTGCTACTTCTGCTTTGATTACAGATAAACCTGCTTCTTTAGCAGATTGTCCTTGTAAAATAGCAGATTCAAGATTCTGTGCTATCTTTTCTCTATGTGCATCTTTTTCCAATTTTCTTCTTGCCCTTGTAGCATCTTCATTTCTTTTACTTAGGGCATCTAATACTATTAATTCCTCTCCATACATATTCATTTTAGCCTGTTGATAATCTCCATCGATTCCTTTCATAGCCTCCATGTGTTCGTGATAATTGTCTTTAATAGTATCAAATAATACTTTTTCTTCTCCAGTAGGTTGTAATGGACCTACAAAATTGTCATAAGTAAGTAAAGGTTCTTGTTCAGCACCAATAGAATCAAAAGCCTGTTGAAGTCTATTTGGGAAGTTTGATATTTCATCTACAAGATTTGCAACATCTTCTGTGAAATTTTGAATTGATGATACACCTGTCGTTAAAAAGTTTATAAAAGAAACTCCAGGGCCTTCCATAAATTCACCAAAAGCTAATTGTAAATTCTCCATAGCAACATCTAATTGTGCAATAGAATCGTTGGTATCTAATGATTCTTGTCCAAGATTAGCAACTTTACTTCTTACCGATTCCATAGTAGCAGTAATAAATGCTTGTTTTCTTTCTAAGTCAGTCAATGCTGCAACTGATTTACCAGTAGCTTGTGCCATCGCTTTATAAGCATCTTCTGCTTTTACAATAATACCAAGATTGTCTAACATAAGCCTGGATTGACGACCAATACCAGTTGTTAAAGATTCAATACCAAATAAGGTGTCTTTACCTACTGCTTTAGCAAGTCTTTGTGCCGAATCAATTAATTCTGCAAATTCATTTTCATTTTGCACAATACCAAGCAACATAGCATTATTTGCTTGAATCATTAGATCTATATCTGACACAGTTCCATCAGTAGCTTTTCTAAATTTTTCTAATGATTTTTCATTTAATCCAATGCCTTGTCCAAGATTTGTAAATGCTTTTGTTAAAGAATCAGCTCTTGCTTTTAATACTAATGATTGTTTTGAATAATTTGCTAATGCTTGAACTGCAAAAGCACTTACAATAGTTTTACCTAAACCGACAAAACTTTTCTTTAAACCATCATTTTGCTTCTTAATTTCTTTCTGATTATTTATCAGTTTTTTTAATCTTTTTTCGGCTTCTCTAACTTCTGCTTTAATTTGTAAAGTTATTTGTTTTTTATCTGCCATTCTTTTCTACCTCATACTCTCTTATGGAGTTTAGTTCGTTATCTATAATTAAAAAATTATCTACAATAAATGAATCTGCTTCATCTAAACTTCTTGCTATTGGAATATTAAGATTTTTACTCATCTTATATTCCTTAATGGTTTCCCCTATCCAATCCTGGTAAAGACATCTTGGATTGCAAAAAAGAGGTAATATAAAATATAGGTTTCTACCCATAGAAAATTTAGAATCTTGAAACTTGTCAAACACTCTATCAATTTCCAATAATACATCTTCCTGATCCTTATATGTCTTTACCTTATTAGTGATTGGACTTTGCCTTTTATAAGGAAACTCTTTGTCGAAGTGTGGATAACCATAGTGGCTAAACCACACATACGACGACAAAGCCATTAGCCTTTTTTTGAAACATCTAAATATTCAGTTAGACATTTCGAAAGCAAAGCATCAATTTCACCCATTGTTAATGGCTTATCTTTGGCAACATAATCACTTTCTGATAAGCCACTTATTTTTTCTACAAATTCAAGACAATCATAAAACTTTTCGGTATCTACTTTACCAGTAGAATCTAAAGCCATCATTCTTAATTTTTGTAGTTCTCGTTTTTCTTGATAAGTAGGATTATTTATTTCCCACTCTTTATCGAACATTTTTACCTTCATTTGTTACTCCTTTACCAACCACTTGCTTGGGTTGAATCTGCATACTCAAACTTAAATGCTGTACCTGATGCTGCACCACTTGAAGTAGGTTGTACTACTTTAAATGGAATTGTAATTACTGCACCTGTNTCTGCATTCGGATCTAAGATTTACTGCTGTTGAATAGATTTCGCATTCTATATTCATTTCACCTGCTGTTGAAACTGTACCATCACCTTGTTGTAGTTTTAGTGTTGCAGTATTACCACTTAAAAAGTCTTGTAATACATTACCACCACTACCAAAGTCAAAGTTTGCATCATACATTAATGAAATTTCTCCAGTAATGTTTACTGATGGGATACCAAAAGCATAACTTTCTGCATCACCATTAGAATCTCTACCAACTCTCGCTACATTGTTTTCAAATGTAAATGATACTCCTGTAATTACAGCATCTGCTAACGAAGTTCCATCAACATCAAGTTTCTTAACATCAAAGTAAGATTCTATTTGTGTTGGTGATGAACTCATTAGAGTTGGTGCTGCTGAATTAGCACTCAAAGTTTGCTCTACTAAGAACTTACTTGAACTTGTCATACCTGAATAAAATGTTCCACTTAGTAAACATCTACCATCAGTCATATCAAAATTCATTGTAAGACTTTGTAATACAGCACTTGTAATCAGTTTATCTTGTGCAGATTCAGGGTAATATAAACCAATGTCAAATAGACTTGGTATCCCTGAACTTGATGATCCTGTAAAATCAGGTCTTGATAAAGCTGCACCTGAAGTAGCTTGAATCGTGTGAACATAAGGTCCTGAACCACTTTCACCATGATCTTGAAGGACATTAGCTAACATACGAACAATCATATCTCGTTCTGCTGGAACTTCAAAATCCATAGTGATAAATCCACCTTTTGTTGTTCTAAATTGATCTGTATCAAGTTCAATCATTCCTGCATTATTGCTTCGTATCTCACCACTTTCTACAAGATTGAGGACTGGTGCAGATACATTAATTACAGGAAGTAACTCGTATGCAGTATCATTAGCTGCTGCTGTTTCAAATGCAGTTGCATTTTTGTTTTTTATACCTACACTAAAATCACTTTTAGAATAGACTTTTCCACTAACTGCCATGTGTTATTTC